TCAGTTTGGGATCGCCGGGGCGGTTGGTACACAGAGCCAGGAACAAATGATCATAGTCCAAGTTGCAGACATCAATGGGTATCTAATATAGTAACAAGAAAATGAGTAAGAATACATTATTTATATCAGTCCAATCCATAAAGGATAGAACTGGACTACATGCAAACGTTGATGAGAAATTGGTACTGCCTGAGATTAAGACTGCTCAGGATATGTATATTTTACCGGCATTAGGATCCGCATTATACAACGAGTTGCAAACTGCGGTTGATACTGCGACCTATACTCAGCTTCAAACAACTTTGTTAGATGATTACATAGTAGATGCTTTGATTTATTTCGTGATGTCGGAACTTCCGCAAGGATTATCATTTCAATTTTACAATAAAGGACTATTGCGCAAGACTGGCGAGAATCAGGAATCGCCTTCGATGCAAGACATGATTGATGTTGCAAATAGATACAAAGCAAGGGCCGAGTTTTATAAGCAGAGACTGATTAAGTATCTAAAGCAGAACAATGCTTTATATCCTAATTATTTGAATTTTGGTTCCGGGATTGATTCGATCAAACCTGATAACGAAGGTTACACAGTTTCAATGTACCTGGGCGATGCTTGTTGCAATGATGACTATACGGATGATGGTAAGCATCGAAAAACTTTTGAAGAACGCTATCAAGGGAATATAGGATGTTGTTAAATGAGCAAAGAAATTAATTTCAAAAATCAAAATAAGCTGAAAGTTTATTTGGAAAAATCAAAGAAAAATGACATTAAATCAGATAGTCAAAGAACTGACCAAAATAGGAAACGATCACGAACAAATTAATTTTGTTTATTTCGGCGATGTATGGGAGAGGTTAAGCAATGGGGAGGTTACTTACCCAGCTATGTTCTTTACGCTGACTGGTGCTAATGTTGGCGCAAAGGATATCGCTTATTCGTTTAGCCTTTATTTTATGGATCGGATGCTGATGGAAGAAACAAACGAAACGGAAGTTTTATCGGATATGACACAAGTTGCTGGAGATATAGTTGCGCAGTTGAGATACCCAGAGGATTATTCAATCGTAACCTGGAGTCCTTCAACCAGTATGCCGCTTACTTTCTTTACTGAAAGTGATCCGGATTTATTAGCCGGTGTAAAGTTAGATACTACGCTTACAGTACCTTTCTTAAATGATAGATGTCAAGTACCTTCAAATTATACTTATTAATGGAATCGAAAAAAATAAATCAGTTAGCTACCGAACTAACGCCTTCATTATCGGACTTGACAATTATCGGGGATCCAACAACTGGCATAAGTAAGAAGATTACCCTATCGCAGATGGCTTCTTTATTTACCGGAACAGTTGAAGAATATGCAAATGTTGCAGCTTTTCCTTTGGTTGGTACTGCTGATACGATTTATATCGCTTTAGATACTAACGTATTATATCGCTGGAATAGTACTGCCTATGTTGAATTGTCTCCGAACATTGTATCTTCTTTGGTGTTTAATGATTCAAATGGATTTGATGGTACGATTGATTTAGTCGGTTCGGTTGCGACCTTGACTATTACAACCGCATTAACTTTGGGATCGCTGCCTTTCATTGGTGCTTCGGGTGCATTAACTCAGGACAATGCAAACTTGTTTTATGATGATACAAATAATAGATTAGGAATCGGCACAAATGCGCCGACTACTCCGCTTGATGTTTTCGGATCAGGGATTATAGCCAGAGTAAACGGAACTTCGACAAATAACGCATTTTTAGGTTTCGGAAGTGCTGGAACAAATCGCTGGTCGGTTGGAAATGTGCAATCTGATCATCGCTTCAGAATTTTTAGTGAGCCGAATAGTTCTGAATTAGTTTCTATTTTGCAAACTGGAGAATTTGGAATCGGTATTGCTAATCCAACAACAAAGCTACATTTAGATGGCGGTGCTACTGCGCTGATCGCAAACTTAGATGCTAATGTTTCAGTAGCAAAAAGTATCTCATTTCGTTCAGACAATTCCAATCGTATAAACTTAGAGGTTTCGGGAACAGAATCAGGATCCAATGCTGGTGCTAATTTCTTTATTAGAAGATATTCAGATGCCGGTGCATTGATTGATACTCCTTTCCAGATTACACGATCTACGGGATTAATTACTTTAGCTACTGCTTTAGCTGGGTTAAGTGCTTCGTTTAGTTCAACTGTTACTGGATCAGCCTTTATTCCAAGCGGTTCATCTATTCCAACAAACGGAATGTATTTGTCAGCGGCTAATACATTGGATTTAGCAACAAATAGTGTTAATCGGTTGAGTATAAGTGCGGCCGGTACGAGTGTTTTTAGTGGCGCATTAAGAGCATTATCTGTAAATGTTTTTTATAACAATACATTAACAAATCAAACTGCTAATAATGTGACATTAGCATCATATACTGCAGGGGCATCAGATGAGTTATTACAAATTACAATTACAATGACAAATAATAATGCAACTGGACAAGCTCGTGCTACTTTCAACTATACAGACGATAATAATCGATCTGTTTCTTTAGGCACTATTGCAACAACTCCAGGTGCAGCATTTGGAGAAGGTCAGGACGTAGTAGCATTGAATATAAAAGCAAGTACAACATTAACTATTGTATCACTTATCACAGTAGGGGGCATAAATTATTCTTCAAGAGTTGCAATAACTAAAATCTTATAACATGAAACAAATTCAACCTATCTCAACATGGGATTCAGGACAAAACAAACAAGGGCATATATTACATGCTTTTGGAACAGATGTAAAATTTGGAACATCCGCTGAATTTTACTACACTATTTCAAATGAAACCGAGCAGTTAGCAAGTGGTAAATTAACACTTGAAGGCGATGATTATCAGCAATGGGATTCAGATACTTTCGCTTGGGATTGGATTGCTAAAAAACTAAACCTTGCTATCATAAGAGATTATGTAAAGCCTGAGCCGATTGTAGTTGAGGAATTGGCTGAAGAATCTGAGCCGATAGAACCAGATACAAACACAACCCAATAATTAACTATATTTGTAATAAAAACAACCCTATGAAAACTGAAAAAGAAGTACAAACAACAGAACCACAAATTTTAACAGTTAAATTACTGGTACAAGAATGGGAGGCAGTATTGGCAGTCATTGAGCAATCAAGCGCACCTCACATTCAGGTCAAAGCAGTAGCAGCTGAATTAGTTAAACAATTGCAACCACAAATTAAAGATGACAAATAACAACGCCGATTTAGCGACCGTAGTAAGTGTAACTGGTGCGATGTTAAGCATTGCCAATATACAACCGATAGTGACATTGTTGGCTTCTCTGGTCGCCATAATTAGTGGATTATTTGCAATCAGGTATTACATCAAAGCAACAAACAAAATCAAATGAAAGCGGAAGAAATAGAATTCATCGAGGCAGAGGTTAAGGTTAGCCTAATGCCTGAAATTAAGAAAGCAGTTCCGGGAGTTTTGTCTTGGGTGCTTAGAGTAGTTTTCCCAAAATTGGAACGCAAGATCATTGACTTTGTGATCTCAATGGTTGAGCATTTTTTGAGCAAGAAATGAGTGCTGGGCAATTAACTACTAACTTCCATATCCGGGAGTTTAAATGCAAGGATGGGAGTAAAGTACCTGAAGCATTAGAGGCTAACGTGAGGCTACTGGCTGATCAGCTACAAGCGCTTAGGGACTTTATAGGTATTCCTATCACTTTAAATTCTGCGTATCGTACAGAGGCTTATAATGCCTCTATTGGAGGCAGTCCAAAAAGTCAGCACAAATTGGCAAAAGCTGCGGATTTGGTTACTTCAAAATATACTCCGAAACAATTAGCGGCAATCATAAAAAAGCTAATCAAATCAGGCAAAATGATGCAGGGCGGAATAGGGATTTATCCTTCCTTTGTTCATTACGATTGCCGAGGAACTGAGGCACGTTGGTAATAAATAAAATCATGGCAAAAAAAATCATCTCAAAACAAGGCACGTTACAAGTCCGGGACTTGGTGCGAGGTCTTATAATGGCAATCCTTACTCCAGCGGTGTTGATCCTTCAGCAATCTTTGGAAGCTGGAATCTTAACCTTTAATTGGCATCAGATAGCAATGGCTTCAGTTGCTGGTGGATTTGCCTATCTGGTTAAAAATTTCTTTGAACCTACGAAGATAATCGAAAAGTTGTAATGACAAATGCAGGTTTGTTGCTTGTATTCGTCGGATGTTTACTAATCTACTTTTATGCAAAAACAAGAGATAGTTAGACCATATTTGGAAAGATTCCCAGATCATGGGGATCTGACCTTGGCTAAAAAAATCTACAAAGAAAATCCCTTAGTATTTAAAGATATTGAAGGCGTTCGCAGTAGTATTCGAGCAATAAAGGGCAAGATTAGCAATTACGCCAACAAAAGTCTATATCAGCCAAAAACATTCAATAGCAATCCTTATAAGTTACCCGAAAGCGAAGAAAAAGATAGAGTACCTTTCACTCTGCCGATAGCTTGTAATAACATTTTACTGATTTCTGATCTGCACATCCCTTATCATTCCATTGATGCTATTACTGCGGCTTTAGATTATGGTAAAAAAGAGAATATAAACACAATCCTAATCAATGGGGATTTGATTGATTTCTACGGATGCTCACGATTTGAGAAGGATCCTCGCAAAAGATCAGTCAAACATGAGTTTGATACTACCAAAGATTTTCTAAGGATCCTGAGAGCATCCTTTCCTGATGCAATAATCTATTTTAATAAAGGTAATCATGATGTAAGGTATGAGCATTTCTTGATGGCAAAAGCGCCTGAGATTTTTGATGATCCGTACTACTCGCTTGATGCAAGACTGGAACTCTCAAAGGTTAGCATTAACCTGATTGATGATAAGACAATTATCAGAGCAGGAAAACTAAGCATCCATCATGGACATTTATTTTTTAGGGGATTTGGTGCGCCAGTAAACGCAGCGAGAGGGTTGTTTTTAAAAGTTAAGCAAAGTGCAATCGTAGGACATACACATCGCATAAGTGAACATTCTGAAACTACATTGTCTGGAGAATTAATCACTTGTTGGAGTACCGGTTGTTTAAGTGAATTATCTCCTGATTACAACCCAGTAAGTAACAATTATTCGCATGGTTTTGCGCACATACAAACTAAAACAGATGGCAATTATTCCGTTAAGAACTTCAGAATATTAAAGGGCAAAATACTTTGACAGATGATGAACGCATCGAGTATTTAATGCAAGAGAAACTCCGCCTTGAAGCTGAACTCGCAAAAATAGTCAAAGAGTTAAGGATGTTGGTTGGTAAAATATAAAGTTGTTCATTGGTAAAGTGTAAACATTCGGTTAGTGGGGAGTTAGTAATAATGTTTTTACCAACCTATTCACGTTTATTAATTTTAATTGATTCCTCACTTACCTTCTGTATGCAATCTTTTAGAAATTCTAAAACAGCTTTGTTTTCCTTTTCAAAATAATTACCCATTTGAAAGATTCTCTCATCATCAAATTCAAATTCTATTTTTTCGGTTTTAATTTTAATTTTCATAAGATAATTTTGTTTTTAAATTATTAATTACTCCTCTCCTCCTCAGCCAAAATATACATTTCAAATGCTATTATACAAGCCATTATTAGGCAGATGATTATTATTTGCATTATTTCTCCGAGTTAAATGCTTGATTGTAGTATTGTTCACTTGATTTTTCACTATCCCAATAACAACATCCATCTTCATAAGCATCCATTATCTGCTGCTTTTCCATTTCTTTGGCTTGTTCAATATACGGATTGAATATTTCAGGATGTTGCATTTGTTGTGCTAACCAGTCTAATGCAGTCTGCTTTTTCATTGTGTTTTTACTTAAATTGATACCCTTCACGTTTAAACATCTTGTCTAACTCTTGCTCGATGAGTCGAGTCTGGGCCAGGCGTTTTGATTTGCTAATAGCTTTTAAAGCGGATCGCTTTTCATCCGGAAGATATACCGGGATAGATTTTAGTTTCATAATTTATAGTTTTTGTTTAATTATTCGTAGTCAGGACAGGACTCGAACCTGTATGTATTAGTTTACGAGGAATTTACTTATCGGATTTTACCTCAATGATATAACCGTTCCGTGGGTTATCTAATACTACATCTTAGCGTCTACCATTCCGCCACCTGACTATTATTTCTACAAATATATAAATTTTATTGACATTAAAATAATTATGAAAAAAATATCAAAATAATTTTTTTATATCGAAAATAGATTTATATTTGATCAGCAATTCAATAGGGAGTTGCTCAAAACTTGCAAATTATGAAAGCTAAAAATATCACATTTGAAATAACAAACGTAACAACAAAAGAAGGATTTATTTTTAGAAAACTTTTAAACGTAGATTTTGACAAGGCTTATAAAATTGTCAAAAAAGAATTTAAAGGCCAGACTATTTTAATTGAAAGCGTAAAAGTTAATTATTAAGATAACATTCCCCAGTTCCGCAAGTCTGCGGAATCTGCCGCCCCATAGCTTAATCAGCATGGGGATTTGGCAGTACCGGGATGTTCCGGATTAAAACTTGCTATATGGAAATTATCATTTTTTTTATTATTATGTCGGCAGTCCTGATAGGATTAGCTGGATTATGTGACTATTTAACCGAGAAGCTGAAATGAATTTAGACGATTACTACGAAAGATTGCGAGAGTCGCAATTTGCCAGAAACGAGAACATTCGGATTGATGACTGCGATTATTGCAACGGATCTGGTCACATCGAATTTTCTAAATGTTGCGATGCTGAAGTTTTTAATCGTATATGCCAGGACTGCTTATGGCCTTGCAACATTTATACTGAGATTTGCGATGAATGTAAAGGCGAAGGCACAGTTGAAATAGAAAGCAATCACGAGCATGATAAATATGAAAGCCGCAGAGATGCGGAATTTGAATAACCTAAACCTAAAAAAATGAAAACATTATTTGAAAGATTAAAGCCAGAACACATCTCAAGTTTAGATGCTAAGGCAGATGAGTTTCCTCATTTAGTTAAAGCTATAAAGCTGGAACTGCAACAAAATCATCACATTACTGATTTAAAATATGGGACTGTTATAACAATGCAATCTCATTATAACATTTATAAATTTCAAGATTTTTTAAATTTATTTGAAGAGCATGAATAATCTATTTGAACGCCTAAAGCCAGAGCATAAGGCAACTTTAGAAAAACAGTCTGATTTATACCCAAGTTCTATTAAAAATATTTATCAGGAACTTAGCAGTAGTTACTCATTCATTGATTTGAAATATGGAAGCGTAATTGCATTAAGCAACTTTTGTAACCTACCTAATTATGACATTACAAGCATTAACAACTTATTCAAAAAGCCATGAAAATCTTGTCAGTTAAAACATCAGTGATGCCAGATGGCTATCGCATAGAGTGGCAGAACGGGATGCCACAACACAAAGAGTTCACAATGGATTCCGAATTATTTAACCGCTGGGCCGCATACATTCATGCCCAGGTAAACAAAACAAAAGGCATTAATAAAGTCAAGCCGGGCGGAGTTGCTCACATCGAAGGGCAGGAATCGGCTTTGAGATTAGCAAAGGAGATATTAAGATGAGAAATAGACAACTTGAAAGAGAAAAAGATAGCCTATCATGGATTATTGATGCGCTTGTATCAGAGATTGAAGAACTTGAATCTTTAAATGATAACTTACAAGATGAACTTGACATTTTAACAGATGAACGTAATGAACTTAAGCGTGAATTAATTAAATTAGAATCATGATGCACTTTCACGAAGATCCAGAACCAAACCAAAATCGTACCTTCTGGGCGATCATGTTTATAATGATTTTACTGGTAATGTTTTTCGTGATGGAGATTTTTGTGAGGTTTTATTTGCAAATTATTTAGTATATTTATCAAACATTTAAACGTCCACAATGTTAAACCT